AAGATGAGAAGCGTATAGCACCCGAAGAGTTTAATATGTCTGCACAGGAACGCCGCCGAGCGATCCGCTCCGAATGGGTGCAAGAAGCTTTACCAAACCCGCCAGCAATTCCTGGCTACCATTTATGTTGGCTTTCAACGACTAATGCATATGACCCGATTCACAAAAGAATGCGTATGGGCTATGAACCTGTAAAGGCAGAAGAACTGCAAGGTTTCGATCAATACGCGGTGAAGTCTGGAGAACACACTGGATTTGTAGCTGTAAACGAAATGTTGTTGTACAAGATGCCTGAAGATATTTATCAGGACATCATGACTCAATTACATCACGATGCACCTCTAGAAGAGCAAGAGAAAATCAAGCTCCAAGTAGAGCAAATCCAAGGTGCTAAAGACTCCAGAGGCAGACCATTAGGTTCAATTGAAGGCGACGGAATGGATTTTAATTCGAATGCAACCGCCCCTCATTTCCAATGAGGAAAATGAATCTTTTATAGGAGTAACAAATGTCTGCTACTAATGCTCCATTTGGTTTACGCCCAGCTTTCCATCCTTCTGGATTGGATCGCGCACAAGCGCTAACCAATGGTATCGCGTCAGGATATGCATCCAACATCCTCAAAGGTCAACCAGTTAAATACAATCCATCTAACGGTAACATTGTTATCGCTACAGTTGGTGCGGCTTGGACTGGCGCTTTTGCTGGTGTCGAATGGACTGACACAACTGGTCGTCGTCGCGTAAGCAACTACTGGCCTGCTTCAACAGCTGGCACAAACATCATTGCCTATTTCTACAACGATAACAATATCGTTTACGAAATTCAAACTGATGCAACCATCGCACAAACATCTATCGGTCAAGAGTATAACTTTAGCGCTATTGCTTCTGGTTCTACTACTACTGGTTTATCAACAGCAACCCTTGGCGTTTCTACAGTTGTAGCTAACGGCGCACAAGGTGATATGCGCGTTGTTGATATTTCTGGTTATGCTGATAATGCTTGGGGCGATCCATATGTCATCGTTCGTGTTGTTTGTGCTAACAACCAATTGTTCGGTGCATTTACCGCTATTGCTTAATTAGGAAAGGAATAAATCATGGCCGCACCAATGCGAAGTACTGACTTCCGCTCCATCGTTGAACCTATCCTAAACGAAGCGTTCGATGGAGTGTATGATCAGCGTTCAGATGAATGGAGTACTGTTTTCCGCGAACAGTCAGGCATTCCTCGTAACTACCACGAAGAGCCAGTATTGTATGGTTTTGGAGCTGCACCTCTGTTACCAGACGGTAGCCCAGTTTCATACCAACAAGGTGGCGTACTCTTCTTAAAGCGCTATGTATACAATGTGTACGGTTTGGCATTTGCTTTAACCAAAGTTTTGGTTGAAGACGGTGATCACATCCGTATTGGTCAAGTATATGCAAAGCATTTAGCTCAATCTTTGGTTGAGACTAAAGAAACACTTTGCGCCAATGTACTGAACCGCGCATTTAATAGCACATACGCTGGTGGTGACGGTGTTGCTCTAAACAGCACATCACACCCTGTTGTAAGTGGCACACAATCCAACTTGTTGGGTACAGCCGCTAACTTGTCTCAAACATCGCTTGAGCAAATGTTGATCTTGATTCGTCAAGCCGCAGACAACAACAACAAGAAAATCCGCTTACAGCCTGTCAAGCTAGTAGTAGCCCCAGGCAATGTGTTCCAAGCTGAAGTTCTGTTGAAATCTGTTCTGCGTACTGGTACAGCGAACAACGACATCAACCCAATTAAATCAATTGGTTTGATGCCTGAAGGCGCTACAGTTATCAGCCGTTTGACATCTGCTACAGCATGGTGGGTACAGACTGATGCTCCAGAAGGTATGAAACTTCTAATGCGTCGTGCTTTGGAAAAAACTATGGAAGGCGATTTTGAAACCGACTCCATGCGTTACAAAGCAACCGAGCGTTACGATGTTGGCTTTACCGACTGGCGTTCTATGTATGGTACTCCAGGCGTTTAAGCATTAAGGTTATGTGGGGATACCTTAAATCCCCACTTCATATGTCTAAGCTTTTCAAGGAGAAAGACAAATGCCACAATTTTCAGATGATATTTTCTTGGGTACTGCCCAAGGCTTTGTTGGTTTAAATACCAATTCAAACTTAGGTGATCCATCACCTATGGATTTGGGCTTTGGTCCAATGGGTCGTTCATATATTTACGACATTACTCCAGCCGCTGTTTCAGCCGCTGGTATTTTAACCGCTAAGACACCAACTGTTGCTACTACTTATTCTGGTACTCAATTGGCTACAGCGTCTACAACTAACGGTACAACTCAAGTAACTCGTACAGACGGTAATGTGGTATTGCAATTAGATTATCCACGCGCACTAAGCTGTACAACTGCCGCTGGTTCACCAACTAACTCTGTAATTACTATTACTGGTTGGGATTATTATGGTCAGCCAATGTCTGAAATTATTCAGTCAGGAACTGTTGCTTCTACAACCACTGCTGGTCGTAAAGCATTCTTCCAAGTTTATAGCATTGCATTTTCTGCCGCTACTGCCGTTGGTGTATCAATTGGTATTACCAAAGTTATGGGCTTGCCAGCCAAAATTACCGATTTCGGTTATTTGATTGGTTTGAACAGTAATAACACAATCGCTCGCGATACTGGTACAGCTACAACTGGTTATTCTGGTGGTAACTTGTATTATGGTATTCAAGCAATTACCAACTTTACTGCCGCTACCCCAAGCGTTATTACCGTAGCTTATTCTCCTCCAAGTGGAACATTGATTCAGTTCACTGGATCTGTTGGTACATTAACTGGTGTTTCTTTGAACACTACTTACTGGTGGACAAACGCTTCAAGTACAACTGGTAACATTTCTTCTTCTCAAGCTAACTACTTGGCTGGTACAAAAGTTAACGCTGGCGGTACAACCGTTACTTCTGGTATTAACTTAACAACTGTTGCTACTTCTTCTAATACAACTCCTGATGTTCGTGGTACTTATGCTCCATCTACTACTCCAGATGGCGTACAGCGCACTTTGATCACTATGGGTTTAACTGGTTTGCAAGTAGGTCCAAATGCAACTCGCGCTGGTTTGCTCGGCATTGATCAATACTCAGGCTAATAGGGGAACATAATGGGTCAATTTAAACCAATGCCAAAAATGGAGACTACCGAACCTTCAGTAATCTTGAAGTTAAAAAAAGGTGGTGTAGCTCGCAAAAAGATGGCTTTTGGTGGATTGCCAATGGCGGGGGATCAATCTCCCGCTGTTTCCGCTCCCCCAATGGGTCGTCCAGCAATGAAGCGTCCTATGTCTCGCTCTTCTAAAGTTCCAGCTATCTTGATGCGTAAAGATGGTGGTGAATCTCATTCTGAAAAGGGTGAAATGAAGAAAGACATGGCTCAAGACAAACGAATGATCAAAAAAGCTATTTCTATGCATGATAAACAAGAGCATAAAGGTGAGCATACTGATCTATCTAAGTTAAAAAAAGGCGGTAAACCACGCTTCAGAAACGGCGGAAAGGTTGATGCAGAAATTATGAACAACCAAGCTCCATCAGCCCAAGCCAATAAAATGGGTGGGTATCCTGAAAGCAAAGTTAAAACCTTAATGAATGACTCTTCACAAAAGCGTCCTTTACCAACTAAAACTGGAAAGATTACTACTATGAAAACTGGTGGAGCAGTAAGTAACAGAAAAGTTAGCGGTGATTACGCTAAAACTAAAGTTGTAGAAGCCAAGCAGACACAATTTATGTCTCCAAAGCAAAAAACAGCTGGTGACGGTGGCAAAACTACTGGCACTCCAAAAACAACTATGGTTCACGAAGCCAAAAAGAAACCAAGAGGTATGTCTGCTGGTATTGAAGTAAGCAAATATGCTGATGGTGGACATGTAAAAATGGCTGGAAAATCTTCTAATGGTTTTACTTATAATAAGAAGATGTGTTAATGCCGAGCAAATCAAAAGCTCAGCATAATTTGATGGAAGCGGTGGCGCATAGCCCCGCTTTCTCTAAAAAAGTAGGAATTCCCTCAAAAGTCGGACGGGACTTTGTTGAAGCGGATAAAAGAAAAAAGTTTGCCAAGGGCGGAACTTCTTTATCTGTTAAGCGTGGTGAAAAGCTTCCAGTATCACAAGGAGCTGGATTAACCGCGAAAGGGAGAGCAAAATATAACAGGGAAAATGGCTCTCATTTAAAAGCGCCACAACCTGAAGGTGGATCTAGAAAAGACTCGTTTTGTGCAAGAATGAGCGGAGTAGTTAAAAACGCAAAGGGCGATGCTCCTAGAGCAAAAGCTTCTCTAAAACGATGGAAATGTGCTGGATGGTAAAAGATGTCTACAAGCGGAACTGTTGGGCAAACCGTAATTGATGTCCAAACATTAATAGATCATGGTGCGCGTCGTGCTGGTAAAATGGCTGGCGAACTCACTGACGAACAAATTCTTTCAGCAAAAGAATCTTTATTCTATTTGCTATCTAACTTAGCTAATATTGGCATCCAATATTGGTGTATCGATAAAACAGTCATTGGCTACAATGTAGATCAATATGTGTACAACATGCCCGTTGGCACTGTTGACATATTAAATGCCAATTACAGAACGCTTACACGCGTCTCAACTTCTCCAACATCGTCTTCTGGTACTGCCGCCAATGCTTTTGATGGCAATACCACGACAATTTGTACTTTATCTACAAATACGGGTTGGATTGCCATTAATAATGGTTCTGGCAACCCATTCTATTTAGGAACAGTAGGAATACTGCCTGGGGTTTCAGGATCAGTAACCGCCAAAATTGAGTACTCCAACGATGGAAGCACTTGGGCAACCCTTTATGATCTCGGAACTGTTACTTGGGCTGATGGTACATGGCTTTATTACGACATAACGGCTAGCCAAACCGCTCAATACTTCCGTTTAAAGCAATCTTCTGGCACTAATATGGCTGTCAGAGAGTTAGTTTTTGGTACAGCGCCTAATTCCATTCCTATTTCACGCATGAATCGTGATGACTACACCTCATTGCCAAATAGGAACTTTCAGAATATCCGTTCCTTGTTATATTGGTTTGATCGCACTATTCCACAGCCAACTATTTATATTTGGGGAGTTCCAAATGATGCGTTCCCACAAATGGAGATCTGGTATCACAGACAAATTCAGGATGTGGGCGCTTTATCTGGTCAATTAGAAATACCACAGCGCTGGTATTTGGCTATTCAATCCATGCTAGCTCACCAGATGAGCCTTGAGTTGCCAAGTGTTGACCTTGCCAGAATAGGTTATTTAGAACAACAAGCTGAAAAATATTTGAATCAAGCTGAACAAGAAGAGCGCGATAAGTCGCCAATCTATTGGGCCCCTAACATATCGGTGTATTCAAGATGAGTAAATGGTTAGACACTAGAGGTGAAACCGTACTCACCATCGCTATATGCGGTAGGTGCAGTATGAAGCGCGCCTATAGTGATCTATCTTCAGATCCAAACTATCGTGGATTAATGGTTTGCTCTAGAGGTTGCAAAGATGAGTTTGACCCTTATCGTCTTCCAGCCAGAAGAACAGAAAAGATTACTGAACGCTTTCCGCGCCCAGATG